GTTTATGATTTATAGAAGAACAGAGGTTAAAAGTGTGATTGGTTTTGCTTTTCAAAATCTTACCAACTTTGAGAAATTGATGTCAAAGGACTTTACACAAGAAGATGAATAGGTATCAAACTAATATGCATTGTTTTTATTTTTATTTTATTTAATCTAATATTTAAAGGGGAGTACAAAGTGGGATCTAATCGTAAACGTACAACATACAAACATGATATAACCAGAGCTGTTAGTTCTATTAGAATTAAATTTCAACGTCGAATGACAGTTCCCATGTTTCATCCCCAGCATATTGAAGCTGTTTCACAATTATTAGAATATGGCTTTAATGAACTTAATCGTATAACAAAACTTAACTCTTTAAGGCGAGTGGATAAATTGGTACAAGCTCATTATGTCATTGACACACTAACTCATGGATTTGCAAATATTACACCAGCCGATCCTCGAAATAGAGGTGCAGAAGAATATATATATGGCGATAATGGATTTGAAACAATTCATGGTCTTAAAGATTTAGATAAAATAATTACTGACACAGAAGGAGAAGAAGATCATGCATCAGATAGCGACCAATGGAATAAATGGATGCGAGAATCCATGCAACGAGATCACGAAAAAAAGCATCGTGAACACAACTATCCAAAACAAGATCCACCAGAAAGACAGACTGAAGGGTACTTACAGCCACAGGATAAATACGTTAAGTCTGTGTACAACAAAAGCAAATACACGAAATCAAGCACACAAAGGGATTAAACGATCAATATTAGCAACTTGTCGCATAATATATATTATCTTTGTATATTTTGTGAACCCTAATCCCTTTATGAAGTTAGTTTATGCTGGAATTTTAATTCCTCTTGTGTTGTTGGAAATCTGGGCATTATTTTGGTTTGCCTGTGCTTTAGACGATAAGTGTTACTACCAAAATGTAGGAGCTTAGAGATGCCAAAACTTACAAAAACAGGTTATGAAATTGGATCTTCTGAAGCACCAGCAATTGTACTTGGTAAAACTGTATTCAATACAAATCAAGAAGTCCTAACAAATCATCGTGATGCTATAAATAAAGTTGAAAGGATTGAAAATTTTAGATATCCCAAAGCTTTGAGAAGGGGAACTCATTTAGAACATGGAGTGGCTGATTGGGCAAAAGAAGAATTAGAAATTCTTAATGCTCATTCAAATATTTATATGTATGAACCTAAAGAAGTATTTCAAAATATTGGAGAAAAAATGGGAGCTTCCATTGATCGTATTATTGAAATCTCTGAAGTTCCTATTCAAATAGAAGATACAAATGGAGATCGAGTTACATTTATGGGAACTGGTATCATGGAAATTAAAACTGATTTCTATCATCAAGGTAAAATCAAACCAGAATGGTTGATACAAGTACATCATCAAATGATCTGCTCTGGATTAACTTGGGGAATAGTTGCTTGTCTTGATCAAAAAGGTTCATTGAATTTTTATCCTGTCGAAAAGAACGATGCTCTTTGTACAGTTATTGTAGAAAAAATATCAGAGTTTTGGTATTTGCTTGAATATGGTGGAGATTATAAAGAATTTTCTGAAAAGGATAAACCAGAGTTAGTTGATATAGAAGAGAAGCTGGTTAATAGTAATCACGATTTTGAACAGCTTTGTTCTGATTACACTACTGCTTCAAGTGAAGCTAGAAAATGGTCTAAGACAAAAGATGAAGTCAAATCAGCAATTCAAGATGTTTTAGATACTCTTCGATTAACTCATGCCAAGTTTCAAAACTTTGAAATCATTTCAGAAACCAAATTGAAAGAAAAAAAGAAGATGATTGGGACAGGCGAAATGCAAGAAAGCTATTCATTTTCATTAAAGGAGAAAAATTAATGCCAAACTTAACTATGCTAGAACCAAAGTCTTTAACTGAAGCTATGGAGTTTTCAAAAACATTATCACAATCTGGATTAGTCCCAGATGCTTATCGAGGAAAGCCAGCTAATATACTTGTTGCTATACAATGGGGCTATGAAATTGGATTGCCACCTATGCAAGCCTTATCGAACATTAATATTATTAATGGCAGAGCTACTTTGTGGGGAGATGCTTTAGTTGCTGTGTGTAAAAAGCATCCAGATTATTATGGAATGAAAGAATGGTTGGAAGGGGACACAGCTTATTGTTCTGTTAAAAGAAAAGTTAAAGATATTATTGAAGAAACAGTTCGACAATTTTCAATAAAAGATGCTGAAACTGCTGGACTGTTGAGGAAAGGTGGAGCTTGGAAAACTTATCCTAATAGAATGTTAGGTCAAAGAGCTAGAGGATTTGCTTTAAGAGATGCATTTCCAGATGCCATCAAAGGAATTATTACTACAGAAGAAGCAGTCGATTTTCCAGACAATGCAAAGTTAAGCAATATAACGACCATACAACAGCCTTTAATAACAGATGATGGAGATCTTGCTAAAAACATAGTTGATGCTGTCACAGGCGATAATACAGCCGAGAATGTTAGTGTTGAGGAAGATGTACAACCTCTGAAAGTACCTAATATAGAATTGAAGTTGATGAACAAGCCATCTGAATTTTTTGAAACCATTGAACAGGTCATAGAAAGATACAAATCTATTATGGGAATTGTTTATGCAAGTCCAAAGTTTAAGCCAGAAGAAAAGAGAACAATGCTTAAAGAGTTTGAGCATATAAACCTTGAATTGATTAATCGTCAATTTCCAGAAAAATTTATATCTGAAGTTAAGCAAAGCCGATTAGATTTAAATAAATCTCTATCTGTACAAGCTAAAAAGGAGCAAGAAAATGTCCAGTAAAATTGGTCTAACTTTACCACAGCGACAGGTTTATGATTTCTTACTTACTTACTATAATATCACAGGAGTTTATCCTTCTGTCCGAGATATTATGAGAGGAGAAATAGACGATCAGCAAGTTATTAAAAAAAGGCAAAGTCCAACATCAATTCAAAGGATGCTTAATGAATTAGTTTTTCGTGGCTGGATACAAAAAGAACCTTTTAAACATCGAGGTATAAAAATAATTAATTAAGAAAGGAGCTATCTATGGCACGACCAACAACAGCAAAACATCACACTCAATGCAGTCATTGTTTTAAAGATATGCCACCTGTAAAACATAAAAGACCTTTCGCAAAAATGTGTCACGATTGCAGAGGAGAAAGAGTTGGAACAAAAGGGGAAGTAAGTCAAATTACAATAGACCTTAAAATTCGCAATTTAAAAATGACAGATGAAGAATTAGGAATAAGTAAAGATGCTTTTAAATAAGAACTATTTAATTAGTAATCCTTTTCTATAACCTTGAGTTCTATTATACGTTAAACATTCTTTTCTAATATCTTCTGGATGGTAGCTTATGTGTAGCCATCCAGAATTTTTCTCTCCATTATAACATTCCAAAATTAGCTGACAAAAGGGAAGGTTGCTTTCATCCTTTATCCAACTAGCCAGCTCATAGTTATCAACACCAGCCACTTCAAAATCGCTTGCAGAATAACCATCATTACAACAATGATGGCTGGTGTTTTTTGATCCTATCTCTTCACAAAGCTGTTCACTACGATAACCAGAACTAACTAAAAAAGATCCCCATTTATTTCTAATAGGTTGCAAGATATTTTCTGCCAGCAATCGCAAATTATATATACCATGTTCAGATGGAAAATTTGGTATGCCTTTTCTATCGGCAGTTTGTGATTTAGTTAATTCAGATAATGTAAAATTATTCGATAACTGCATTTACTTTCCTTTCTTTTTTGGAAAACCTTTTTTCATAGCTGAATAAGATTTAGCAGATACAGTTGATTTAGATTTTGGATTTGATGTACCAGATTTTTTCTTAGCATTAATATTTTTATAAAGTGACATTTGTCTTTCCTTTCGTTGTTTAGAATGAAGTGTAGTTACATGTAGGGAATAAAAATAATTCCCAATTTTATTAAAAAATTTATATAGAGTTAACCAATGCCAGATCATTTTTTCCCCATAAGTTTCATCGCATGAGTAGCACCTTTAATTCCAAATGAACTGCTGACTGCAATAAATAAAAGATATTGATACCATTCTGGAAGAGTATTAAGAACTTCAAATCCATTTCTAACATGCTCGGTCATTGATGGAATAAAGACTAAAATTGCTGGAGCTAAAAGAACACCTAAAGCAAATTCATCTTTGTATGATCCATCTGTGGCATCTGCCATAGACTTTTCCCACTCAACCTCGCCTGTTGCAACCTTTTCAGCGACTACTGCTTTTGCTTTAGCTTGAGCTACTTTAACTTCTCCTTCTGCTTTAACCTTCTCAACTTTACTACTCATCCAAGTCGAAGCCAAGTTAGCTAAAGGAGCTATTATTGCACCTAACATTATTTATCTCCCTTGTGTTCATGTCCCATCCAGATCCCAAATACACCTGTCATCACTCCCATAACCACCGAAACAAAAGCTGATTGAGAAGCTGTTGGTGTATCTAAATCCATAAACCATTCGGCACATCTCCACGACATCATTGTACTAGCGAGCATCATAAATCTTGGAAGTATTTTCCATTTTAAAAATGTTTCTACATTCATTTAATAAACCCTCATTTTTTGATCGTCAATTTGAGGAACTAATTTACACATACATTGGTAAACTTGTTCTTTTTTGCCTTTAAATATAGTTTGATTGTTCAATTTATTTTTATAAGACAAACAATCATTAATGTTTTTAAAATGTATTTTTCCTTCCATCTTTAAACCTAAATAACAAATGAGGACAAATGCACTCATATAAGACCTTTTTTTTTGGCTAGAATAAAAAGGACTGTTGCTACTCCAGTAAATAATGCAGTTAAGAGAATACCTAAAAATATTTTTAAAATTACGTCTTGAAAACGAGCCTTTGCTTTTGCCTGTTCATTTAACATTTTTTTTCTATTAACTCTGGCTTCTGTGCAAAAAGCAACGTAGTCAATATATAAATTAGGTCTCCCGTAAAGTTGCATAAACTCTGCAAGTTTAGCTTTCTTAACTCTGATTTGTTCTAGTGCCATGAACTCCTCAAGATCGTTATCTTCTCTACCTAAAAACTTAGTCCATATGCTGTTACGTTTACGTTCTAATTCCTTTCTTAGCTTATCTTCAGCACCGACAAAATTGGCGATTGCATTGCCAGCATTTGCTATATCTCTCGAATTTTCTATAGTTTTTTTTATTATTGCAAAAGCCGAATTAGCGACAACTAGCATTTCAAGCATTAAGTTACCTCACAAGTAAACCTATGAGTAAAACTATGGCAGTACCACTAGTGCCAATCATAATATGTTCAATGCGTTTAATGCGTAGAATAGTTTCTTTCCATCTTTCTGCACAAACTGCTTCGTGTGTATCTAGTTCAGACTTAACAGATTGCACACTAGGTTTTGCCATTATGCTAAATCTCCTGCTGATTGTACCATAGCTTCGGTCGTGTCTGCTACAGCACCAGTATCTATTCGAAAAGCATAAACTCTAACTAGTGTTGTAGTTTTAGTTTGTTGAGTAGACTGATTACCAGAAGTTCCATGTCCAGCTACATAAGCTTGTTCAAATGAAATGGCATACAGAGCATTTGCAAAATTACTAGCTATCGTTACAGTATAATCTCCACCACCAATATCATTAACACCTGTGTTATTAAAACTGTCATTAACTGTTTCGTTAGCCATGTTAAAATTAACCCAATGTTTAAGCAATCCTTGTTGTAAACTTGTTGTTGCTGTTCCCTCTCCTCTAACAGTTATAGCATTAGCAGAACTAACACCGACTAGGGCATCTACGTTTAAGGTACTCATGCTAAGTCTCCATGTACTACTAATCCATAAAGGTCAAAATCACTCAAATCACCATCCCAATCGTAATTCCAAATTTGCATTGCTGAAGCTGTTTGTAATGCTCCATGTACCATAAATCCATTACCTTTACAGATTCCAGCGACAGCATATTCTGTAGCTGTAGCCATATTATTTATAAAAGAACAACCAAACTTACCTTGTGCTACATCTACTGGAGAACTAAGATTGAACCCATGAACAATCTCAGCAGTACCAGACAGATCATACGTCATGTGTGCTTTTGCTAAACCATTTTGCAGATTTGTTGTTGTTGAATTTCCCTCGCCAGTAACAGAGATTGATCCTGCTGTAGATACACCAGTAAGTGTATTAACTTTTAATATACTACTCATGCTAAGTCTCCACAAACCATTATATTTACTTGAGCCGGGTCACTAGGAGAAGCACTTGAGTTTAAAGTATAAACTCTAAATAAAGTTGTTGTCCTTGCTGTGCCTTGGTCATTGCAATAAACATTTCCATTTGAAGAATTATTAGTGCCACCACTATCTCCCGCATGAGCATAATCATCATTAGCCATATTGTTTGCAATAGTTATAGTATAATCGCCAGTATTAACATCTGTGATTGATGTGGTATTAAAACTGTCTCTAGCAGTTATTGTAGCACCGGCACTTGTTCCAGTTCCATTAAAATTAACCCAAGCTTTAGTTAAACCTTGTTGCAGATTTGTTGTTACTGTTCCACCTTCAGCAGTTACAGCTATACTTCCTGCCGAACTTCTACCAGTTAATTCGTCTAATACTAATTCACTACTCATACGATTGTCCAATTCCCAGAAAGAGTTATAGTTGTGCCAGATGCAATAGTTACTGGTCCACAAGACAAAGCATTGTTAGTTGCATCAATAGTTAATGATCCAGTAACAGTATTTTCATGTTGTTGTATAATGGCTTCGTAACTTGTTGTGTCAGCTTTCTTACCAATATTATTAAACATATTAACTCTCCTATGCGTAAGGACTTGTTCCTAAAACACTTGTATCCCAAGCTGATTTTAATGCAGATATACTTGAAGCATTAGTTATTGCTGAACTTGCAGGAGCATTTCTTAATGCTGTCTTTGCATTAACTGATGCTGTCTTAGCAGTTGAATCGTCAGCTTCTAGTGCTTTCATATAAGCTACATCTTGAGCTTCAAGTAATTCTTTTCTTACTTCTCTAATTTTATCTTTAAAGATTACTTTTGATGCAGTTAAATCTTCAGTTATAACTGAGCCATTTAATGACCAAGCGTTTCTGAAATGTCTGTCTGAAGGGATCGTTGCTGATGAAGCTTCAATCATATTACCATCTTTATCTGCTATGTTAGTTGCCATATTATGCCACCTCTTGTTGGTTGATTGTTAATTCTTCTGATATTTTCCATGAGTTACGCCATGTTCTTGTGCTTGGCAGTTGCGATTTCTTGCATATAACCAAGCGTGGTTTGTTTGCTTTATCCCAGTTTTGCCAAACATGCATAGGCATATCTTTCATTATTAAATATTCAATCGCTTGTTCTTCGGTCATGGCATCAATAGGTTTTGTATTATGTAATAGATAACCTCTTGTATGTTTTTTAAAATCAGCTTTAGCTTCGTCTTTAGCTAACTCCCAATAGACTCTCACATCTGGTAATATCCCACCTTGCAAAGCACAAGCTAACCAATTACAATCTGGATGAGTTACTTTTGCTGGTGCATCTGGTTCTTTTGGATCTTCCCACACCACACAATAGTCTGTTCTGTATGGCTCTAAGTTTTCTTTTGCCCAACACAATCTATCCCAAAGATGTGTGCCTTGAAATTCTGGTGTTGTTATCATGTGATCTCCATATAACTCATTGTTACTGAAAGTTTGTCTGTAACTGAACAATCCACTTTTACAATATCGCCAACATTTAAATTGATTTTATTTATTATAACTTCGGCTGTTTGCCCTACTGCAAGAGGCATACTTTTAGCAATATGCGCTGTTGTGTTTTGTGTTTGTGATGTTTGAGTTGTGGTACTAACAATCTGTACTGTTGCTGTAACTTGTGCTGTGTGAACATTACAAAGCGTTAATCCTAAAACAACAAGAGTGCTTCCACTTTGTACTGTGTATATTGTTTCTGGAGTTCCCGCCCCTGCAGGAGCAAAATCTCTTGTTAGTAATTTAAATGCGTTTGCCATTTTATCTCCTTATCCAAGTGCGATTGCTAAAGAAACTGGATCATCTAAGGTACAAGCAATCGTTATTGTATCTGTCGAACTTCCAGTTGTTGTGATATTTGCTCCAGCTACAATAGTTAATGTGTTACCATTTGTAATTGTTTGATTATCTCCAGATGAACCAGCTACTATAAAACTATTCATAGCCCCACTACCATCTGCTCCAGATTGCACAAAGGCTACAGTAACACCCATAGCATCCGAAAATGTTCCATTACTAACAACATGTGTAACAGGGATTTTTGAATAACCAGAAGCATCAGTAATTGCATTATTTATTTTAAAGATTGCATAAGTAGATGCTGTGCCTTCTTTGGTAATTTGAATATATCCACGAGCAGTAGAGTTTGCAACATCATCCCATGCTTGCACGAAGGAAGCTATGTTAACTGAAGAGTCATCTACGTCATCTAAATACAAAATTGATATTGAACTTATAGTAGAATTATTTCCAAAAATCTTGCCATTACCACTATCGGCATCTGACGTATCAGTATCCCAAGTCATGCTCAATCCATAACCAGATTGTCCTTGAATACCAGTTGCTCCAGTTGCTCCAGTTGGTATACCAAGTGCAAACGTAGCTGTATTGCCAGACGTTGAAACAGAAGCAGTTGCACTACCACCAACAGTAACAGTTGAAACAGTTACACCAGCAGTAGTTAATTGACTAACACCTTCTGGATTACCAGTTGATGAATTAAAGCCTAATACTTTTCCTAATCTATTTGCTTTAGCTGGTAGTGTCATATTAATAGATATTGGATCTTGAACAGGAGCTTGTAAGGATCTTGCATCTCTTTCTTCTCTATCTCCAAGAGCCATTGTTATAGTATCAAAATCATCTTCTAAAGCTGAAGCTGTTACGTTTCCACCAGATGTATATAATGAACTTCTAGAAAGAGGGATGTCTGAAAGAATTGTTATTGTAGTCGCATTTGAAGGAGCTGTAACAAACACCACAGAGCCAGTTCCAGTATTAGTTAGTCCAGCAACTCCAGATCCATTTTGAACTGCATAGTTAGCTGATCCAGTACCTTGAGTTTTTAAAGTTCCATCAACATAAACTTTAATATCTGCTATTGCATTGATTTGAAAAGAAAAGGCAAAAGAAGTTGTGCTTCCATTTCCTGTTGAAATGGCTCTACGAACAGTATCATTTAAACTAAATGTTGCCATACTCTATACCTTCCTTACTGTCTTTATACATTAAAA